TTTCATTCCAAGTAAAAATAAAAACACGGAATGGGTTTCTCTTGATGGAGCTCCGGTTGAGCCCTTAGGTTTTCCTACAATGAGAGATGCTAAGAATTTTATCGATCAATACAAAGATGTTGATGGAATGAAAGTCTATGGCAACACTAATTATATTCAGCAATGCATCACAGACATGTATCCTGATGAAATTAAGTTTCGGCCTAATCAAGTTAATATCGTTAATTTTGATATTGAGGTTATGTCTGACGATGGCTTTCCAAAACCAGAAGAAGCAATTCAACCGATTATTTCTATTGCTCTAAAATCTAGTCAGTCCTCAATCTATCACGTGTGGGGCTTAGGAGATTACGACTATGAAAAATGTTCTATTGAAATGCATGGCGACCTTATTCAATATCGTAAGTTTGATAGTGAAGAGGCTATGCTTGCTAGCTTCCATAAGTTTTGGTGTGATAACCGGCCGGACATCATCACGGGTTGGAACAGTCGCTTTTTCGATATTCCTTACCTTATTAATCGCATCGCACGTATTGGAACTATTGAAGCCGTAAAAAGATTATCACCATGGAATATGGTAAACGAACGTAATACAGAAATTACTGGCCGTATGCAATACGGCTATGAGATCGTTGGCATTCAGCAAGCTGACTATCTTGAACTATTTAAGAAATTTGGTTATTCATATGGCGCACAAGAATCATACAAACTTGATCACATTGCTCACGTCGTTCTCGGTGAAAAGAAGTTATCTTACGAAGAACATGGCAATCTATATACCTTGTATAAGGAAGATCATCAAAAGTTTATAGACTATAACATCAAAGACGTTCAGCTGGTTAATCGCATCGAAGAGAAGATGGGTCTTATTCAGCTGGCACAGACCATGGCTTATCGTGGTGGTGTTAATCTTGCTGACACCTTTGGCACTACTGCCATATGGGATTCTATTATCTATCGCGAGCTTAACAAGAAAAAGATTGCCATACCGCCCAACAATGAAAAGATTAAAAACCCATATCCTGGCGGTTATGTGAAAGAACCTCAAGTTGGTCTACATGACTGGGTCGTATCCTTCGATCTTAATTCTCTGTATCCAAACCTGATTGTACAATACAATATGTCACCAGAGACGCTTATAGGTCAGACAGAGCGGCCTGGTGTTGATTATTACCTTGAGCTAGATGATAAGGTCTCATCCCAGCATTCAGTGGCAGCCAACGGCTCAACCTATCATAAAGAATTTCAAGGCATTCTTCCTAAGATTATTGAAGCATATTATGCTGAACGTACGCAAATTAAAAAAGAAATGCTTAGTATTGAGCAAGAGTATCAGAAAAACAAAACTGTTGAGCTAGAGCGAGAAATCAATCGATATAACAATCGCCAAATGGCTATTAAGATTCTACTAAATTCTCTCTATGGTGCACTCGGTAATAAATACTTTAGATACTTTGATATGCGTATGGCCGAAGGTATTACTTTATCTGGCCAACTTTCAGTACTATGGGCTGAAAAGGCCGTTAATAAGGAGATGAACAATGTTCTCAAAACTAGAGACGTGGACTACGTTATTGCGATTGATACTGATTCTCTCTATATTAACATGGGTGCTTTGGTAGAACAATTTAAACCCAAAGATCCAGTTAAATTTCTTGACAAAATTTGTTCAGAGCACTTTGAGTCCGTATTAAGTAAGTCGTACGATAAGCTATTCAATCAGATGAATGCTTATAAACCACGTATGGAAATGGGTAGAGAAGTTATTGCTGATCGTGGCATATGGACAGCAAAGAAACGTTATATTCTAAACGTTCACAATTCTGAAGGCGTTCAATACGCTGAACCTAAGCTTAAGATTATGGGCATTGAAGCTATTAAATCTTCAACTCCTGAGGTTGTCCGCGATAAGTTTAAAAAAGCATTTAAGATTATTATTAGCGGTAATGAAAAACATACTCAACAGTTTATTACCGACTTCTATAATGAGTTTCGTTCTTTACCGCCAGAGAAGATATCTTTCCCCCGCGGTGCCCGTGAAGTAACTAAGTGGGCAACAAAAAAAGGTGAAAGAATCGCATATAAAAAGGGAACGCCTATTCACATCCGTGGCAGTTTGTTGTATAATGGTCTTATCGATAAATATAACTTACATAAGAAATATGCCAAGATTCAAAATGGCGAAAAGGTAAAGTTCTGCTATCTTCGAACTCCTAATCCGATTCACGAGAACGTAATTGCTTTTCCTGATTATTTGCCAAAAGAATTCGGACTAGAAAAATTTGTGGATTACGATTTACAGTTTTCCAAAACTTTTAGCGATCCGCTGAAACCTATTCTAGATCCAACCGGTTGGTTTATTAATTATGATAACACAAATACGCTGGAGGATTTCTTTATATGACGAGCTGGCTAAAACGACTTTTATACGACAAATATGAAGTTACCATATGGTATAACGAAAACGATGGTACTAAGAGAACACAATTCTTTGAGCTATCAGAACTAAATAAGATTGACCAAACATCTCTTAAAGGTAGAGATATGAAGGGTCGTAAAATTAACATTAAAACTACTGACCAATTTAATTATCAAGTGAGGAAAATATACTAATGAGCGATTGGGTTAATGACATTTATATGATGCATAATAAATTTGGCGTCAAAGAATGGTTCGAAAAAAATAAAGATGATAAAGATCTTATGCGAAAGTATATTATGTTTCGTATGCTTATGATTGGTGAAGAATATCACGAGACTTTATCTGCTATTAATAATGGGGATGCCGAAGAAGTAGTTGACGGCTTGATTGATATGTGTGTTTTTGCTATCGGTACGCTCGATGTGATGGGCGTTGATGCTAAAGAAGCATGGAATGAAGTATACGAGGCTAATATGGCTAAAGAACCTGGCGCGAAACCTGGTCGGCCTAACCGATTTGGTCTACCAGATCTGCTAAAGCCTAGTGGATGGAAACCACCTCAGCACAAAGGTAACCATGGCAATCTAGATATGGCTCTAGACGCCCCGCCGGTAATCACCGTTCCCGATAGCTGGTAATATTATGGCATTGTCATTAACACTATTTAAGAACGTCTTTGATAATAAGACGCATCGTAGAATGGACTTCGAGAACTGGCAACAGCTCTCGGAGCTCTTCTACAAACTGTCTAAACAACCTTTAGGAGGAAAGAAAGATGCACAACTTATATCGCCAGCTGTATACGTTCCTGATACAACTAGGGCCAACAAGAATGTGGATGCTTGGGCAGGTTGGGCTGCTATTGATGTTGATGATCACGCTTTTAAAGGCAAACTAGAAGATGAACTTAATGAGCGCTTTGGTAATTACACATATGTGTGTTATAGTACCGCTAGTAGCACTCATGAATTTCCAAAGTTTCGTGTGGTTTTCCCGCTTCAAACTCCGGTTGAGCAAGATAAGATCAAGCACTTCTGGTATGCGCTCAACTCAGAGCTTGGTAACATGGCAGACAAACAGACTAAAGACTTATCTCGTATGTATTATATTCCTGCAACTTACGATAACGCTTATAACTTCATCTTCTCTAATGATAATGGCGAATATGTTGATCCAGCCAAACTCATGGCAAAATATGAGTACGCACAAAAATCAAGCAAAAACTTTATCGACAGACTCCCTGAAGCTTTACAAAAACAAGTTCTTGAACACAAAAAATCAAAACTAGATAATACAAATATAGTATGGACAAGCTATCGCGATTGTCCTTTCTGGCCAAAGAAGCTGGCCGGAGAATATCAAATTATTTCAAATACTGGCTGGTACCATAAGATGTATCAGATAATGGTTGCGGTTGCGGCAAGAGCTGTTGAACGACAGTATCCAATCACATCACATGAGATAACTAATCTATGTCGAGAGTTTGATATGGGAACTGGCAACTGGTATGAAAATCGTCCTATGGACGTTGAAGCAGATAGAGCATTAGAATATGTCTACAAAAACATCTAAAATCGTTTTAGTTACCGGAGGATTTGATCCTATCCATTCAGGGCATATACATTATTTAAATGATGCCAAAAAATTAGGATATAAACTAATAGTCGGTTTAAATTCTGACAAATGGCTAATTCGAAAAAAGGGAAAAAACTTTCTTTCAATTGAAGAACGTAAGCTTATTGTTGAGAATTTAAAACCAGTTGATTATGTTATAAGCTTCAATGACGAAGATGGATCGGCGTGCGATGCCATAGAAGCAATATTATCTGATACTTGGGATACAGTGGTATTTGCTAACGGCGGTGATCGAAATAATACAAATACGCCAGAATATATAAAATACGAAAAACATCCTGATGTTGAATTTGCATTTGGAGTTGGCGGAAATAAAACAAACTCATCAAGTAAAATTTTAGCTAATTGGCAAAATAACTGTGTACAAATGAAAAGAAATGTGTTATAGTGGTTTCAAACGGAGGAAACCATGTGTACACAAATAGATCATATACAAGCACAAATAGATAATATTAATGTTGAAGAGCTTTTAGAAGAATGCGTTCAATATAAAACGTTTAGATACTATACCAATAGAATAGCTGAAAAGCTTTATCCTAGCGGTAACGATAGAACTAAAGCTACTCAAAAGCATGGAGTATATCTATGGCAACTACTTCCTATTAACGATTATCTTTATGTCGGTAAAGGCGAGCAGATGACTATAGCCGAAAGAATTAACTGCCATTTAAGTAATTTTAGAAACAATAATAAAGCAGAATCTTCAGGAAATAAAATACTAAACTTTATTAAAAATAACGGTTTACAAAGCATCGATATTAATATAAAATATATAGATCTAACTAAATACTCAAAAGAGCTGATAC